GACTGAACCCATCTCTGCTTACTCTTTGGTCCAAAACAATGGTACGCCCGTTACCAAAAGAGCTACCTTAAATTTTGCTGGAACCGGACTTGTTGCAACAGATGACTCTGGGAACACCAGCACTGATATTACTTTGGCTAGTGGTATTAGTGGTTGGAATGGCTTTGCTAGTAGCGGGGTATTAGTCGAAACGGCAACAAACACTTATACTGCGCGCACAATCACTGGCACCACAAATTCCATCACTGTGACGAATGGCGATGGGGTTGCTGGCAACCCTACTCTTGCTGTTTCTTCTACATATGCTGGCGGGTCAAGTATTGCCACCGTAGGAACCATCACTAGCGGCACGTGGCATGGTACAGTTATTGGATCTACCTACGGCGGAACTGGAGTTAACAATGGAGCTAACACCATCACCATTGCAGGGAACGTAAGCACTGCGGGTGCATTTACGACATCAGGTGCGTTTCCATTAACATTAACTACGACAGCGTCGACTAATGTGACATTGCCTACATCGGGTACGCTCATTACTAATAGTGTTGCTACACTGTCTTCTTTGTCATCCGTAGGAACCATTACTACTGGGACATGGAGTGCTAATCTTCAGGATTACACAGAGACATTGACTAGCGCATCGACTGGCAGTTCTTACACAATGAACCTTGCCAATGGCAATGTGTTCAGACTGACTTTGACAGCGAATGCCACTCTTGCTTTTAGCAATGTTCCGGGATCCAATTTTGTATCTGTAACAATCCAGTTGGTACAAGATGGTACGGGAAGCCGTACAGTTACATGGCCCACAGGAACTATCTGGCCTGCAGGTGTAGCCCCAACACTAACAACAACTGCTAATCACGTTGATGTATTTGTGATGACTACGCACAATAATGGCACTACTTGGTATGGTTTCGAATCTGGCGCAAACTTTGCATCGTAAGGATTAATATGGCATTTAGCGCGACACGTATGTTAATGGCTGCAGGATTTAGTGGGAATACTCCCCCTCCTTTTGTGGTTAATGCAGCTTTTTTTGATAATGCTAGTAGTGCTCTATCAGTAGATTGTTCAGCGCTTTCCAATTCAACCAGTGGCATATTAAGTGTGTGGGTACGATTTACTGCTATAGGTGGAGGTGGTGCCAATTTATTCGGCTTAAACATCACAGCATCGGCAAAGATGTTATTGTCTGTTTCTGGTGCTGGTGCTGTCACTCTTGTTCTCAGAAACAATAGTGGCAATGGTTATACGATATCTGGCGCTACTATTGGATCCGGTAGTTGGAAAAATCTACTCCTCTCGTGGCAAACCTCTACTACTACTGGGACGCTAACTGTCAATGGAAGCGGGACAGGATCGGTGAGTGGCTTTACTGGTTTATCAGTTCCTTATGCTGCCAATACTCCATTGGTCATAGGTGCGAACCCTGCCAGCAGCAGCCCTGTCAATGGCTGTATTTCAGAAGTATATTTTGCTCCTGGACAATTTCTAGATTTTACAAACTCATCGAATGTAGCGCTGTTCTACAGTGGTTCGGGTCACCCTGTAAATTTAGGTTCAAATGGTCAGGCTCCTACTGGGACGGCTCCAGCAGTTTATTGGCATGGACTCTATACTGATCTCACTAATCTAGGTAGTCTGGGTGGTTCTTTTACTGCTTCTGGAACAGCTCTTACGGCTTGTGCATCCACTCCATAAAACGATTGAACTGGTGCGAATAAATTTGAAACCGTAGATTTAAAATACTATAATTAACCGTACAATTGCCCCTAACACATTCAAAAATGGAGATAAAAATGGCAAGAGAAGATAGAAAAATGGAACGTAGAGAGCGCACAAGCCGTCACGAATGCCTCGGCACTTTAGACCTTGGTATCCCATCCTATGATGAGGGTGAGCCTTGGGATGAGCCTCTTACTCCTCTGAAAAACCGTTTCAGTGCTATTCATGATGTGCAAATGGATGAAGTACTACGTAGTGGTGCTAAGACTTCCGCTATGGAAAACAAAGCTCGTTATATGAAGCCTAAGTATCAGTCTGAAAAAGAGTACTAGGATGCCTTTGAAGAAGGGATCGTCGCAAAAAACGATCAGTTCAAACATCAAAGAACTATATCATGCAAACGAGGGCAAAGCTAAGCCGCGTCCTCGTGCGCAGATTATTGCTATTGCTGAAAGCGAAGCCCGACGAACTGGTAGGAAAAAGAAATGACCGAGAAATGGATTGCAGGTGCTATAAAACATCCGGGTGCGCTTCGTAAAGAACTTCACGTCAAAAAGGGTGAGAAGATTCCTGAGAAGAAACTCGTTAAAGCCGAGCATTCTAAGAATCCTACCCTACGCAAGCGTGCTGACCTAGCCGCCACTCTCAAAGCCATGCCAAGACGTTCCGGACCTAGAGGTAAGTAATGCCAAGAGGACAATACGATCGCAGCAAGAAAGATTCCAAGGAATCCTCTAACATGAGCGAGTCGGCTCAGTTTGCGATGGATCTAAAAAAGAAGATGAATCCTGGTTATGCGGATCGTTTGGACGAGAGACATCGCGCAGGGCTTGATCGGGCCAGGGCAAAGCTAGCCGTTCTATTTGAGAGATAATATGAAGCGCACGCCTACTACACTTGGTAAGTTAGGCGATAAGCTTGGTAAGAGATCAAATTTACCTACTGAGCGCAGAGCCACTCCACCTAGAAAGATGCTGCAAGAAGATAGTTCAATTCCTCCCCGATTGCCTCGCAAGCCAGGGAGTTCTGCTGATTATAATGTTGGTATTGGTATTAGTGCTGATGTTGGCGGCCGCAACAATGTTCGCGTTACGAGCTCGCAGCTATCACCTAATAGGAATAAGCCCGTTTCGAAGGTTGGCGGAAAAATGCCTCCCTATGATAATAAAAAGGGAAAGCTCAAAAAGCTTGGAAAAACGGAGTTGAATAATAACTGATGGAAAAATCCAAAGGCAAATCCGTTAAGCAACATGTGAAGGCAAGCAAGTCTAAGCCACTAATGACTACAAAGCGCCAGACTGCTGCTCCAAAAGAGCGTTTGATTTCCAACTACCTTGGCAGACAACAGCCGATGTAATCGTGCATTATCGTGCATTTAATTGCCATCCCATTTAGATCCGGCACTATCTAATAGGTCCATTGCGCTTCCCACATCTTTGAAAAATTTCCTGGTTGGGATTTCCAGATCATCTCCAAAATGTTCATGTTGATTGAGGGATTGCTTGGCGACTTTGGCAATTAAATAAACTAGTTGTTGATACTCTGATACACTCAAAAATGTCATTATTCTCTCATAAATAGTTCGGATTCCGCCTTGCGACGTCGTGTTAGTCCTTTGGATCTGTTTGCTCCAATCCAGACCCATTTTAAAAACTCTTTTGGCACTTCATCGAATTCACTTCGATTGATCTTCTGCAGAAGCATGGAACGTTGAAAGCTTCCGGCGCCCTCATTAAAGACGAAATCGATCAGCGCTGCGTATTGGTTATTGGTTAGAGGAACTTTCGTATAACGCACTACCGCAGCAGCTGCATGTTTAGCATCATCGCGCAGAATATCATCTGCCAGCTCTGGGCTGATATAATCTAAGCCGTCTCCCGCTTTGCATAGATGACCATATCCGATAGTACTATTACCGGCGCTATCAGCATATCTGCCTAGACGGCAACCTTCGAACTGCTTAATGAGATTAATGGCTGCTTCAGGAATTGGAGGTATGATCATTTCATCTTTGCCATAGCACGGCTGCCGAAGTAGAAAGCAATGATTCCAGCAAATATAGCCGAGTCATTATCACTCCATAGGCCGTACATAATTGTTTCGGAAAATGCTTGTCCTTGGGATATATCGTGGAAAGCCAGGGCAATGCACGGAAGTTTCGTTAGGAAAAATAGAAAGAAGAATGAGAAGGCAACGATAGGCCTTACACAGCCATTTAAGGCATCTACCCAATGGATTCCTGTATTGTAAGTAGTGTAGAGCGTTTTAAATTCACTTGCATCTGCGCCCACTTGGACTTCCTTCAGCTGGGTAGCAAGATTCAATTTGGCATATTCGATTTGCATTTGCATTATCGCCAGTTCTTGCGCTTTATCTTGATTGTCTTGGAATAGCTTGAAGATATTTGGAAGGGTGCTACCAAGCAATCCAAAAAGAGAGGCTAAGAGTGTTATCATTCTTGGGGAACCTCAAAAGTGTGTACCTGAGAAGGGAGCAAAAGGAGATTAAATTCATCGCAAATGCGTTGGAGCTTATGATCCAAAACATTAACTTGGTCTTCCAAGGCTTTGAATTCATTGTAGAAATTCGAGAACATAAATCCCGCAATCATCTGCAGGGCAATGAATAGGATGATCACTATTTTGGATAGGAATCTGGAGCTCTCTGAGTTATGGCTAAATATCAT